CTTTTCTAACAGACAGAGGCGCCTCTGGAGAAAGTACTGCGTCTCCAATGGATATTTTTTGATCACTAGTGTCGCCAGCTATAACGTTCTGTATATTTAATTTATTACTTACATCTCTACCGTAAAGTTTACTTTCCCAGTAGTCAAGACCTGTAATGATTTCAATATTATTTTCACCAAACTCTTCTTGGTTATCTTGTTTACCGCGTAGCGCGTTGTTGCCAAGACCAAGAGAATTTGAATAACTGTTAAATGCTCCGGCATTTTGCCCAATAAATACAGAGTCAGACGCACCACTTGACCAGTAACCGGCGTTGTTACCTATAAACAATCCGTTTTCTAGGTTGTCAGCATTATAGCCCGCTCTGTAGCCTAAAAATATAGATGCCGTATCAACTGAGAGATTTGGATTTGGCGTTCTAGCGTAAGCCCCTGCCTGAGTACCAATCATCACTGTGTTTAGCCAACCGGTAGCATATAAACCAACATCGCAGCCAATAAAAACACTTCCTGAGTTTAATTGCTCTTGAATCAATGGTGTATTATTTGCAATCATAATATTGCAATTTTCTACAACCATAGACGGCGTAGGAATACCTGAAGATATGTAATCACCCAGTGTATCTATAGATATTTTGGATACGATGTTTTCAACACCACTCTCTATTTCTATTGGTAAATATGAGTTATGCCTATCAAGCAGTCCCGTTTCAATAACATCAAATAAATCTGTAAAATCTAAATGAAGGCTACCAGAACCCTGACTTTCATTGTATTCATATCTAATGCCAGTACCGCCTTCGCTGACTATACCACTAGAAGATTCTAGAGAATAACCGTCAGCAAATCTGATAGCACCTCTTAGTAGTAAATCTCCGTCCAACTTAGCGTAAGGACGAGCTGTCGCGGGGAGATCATAATCTGGAGAATTAGTCATGGGGTCAGCTTGATGATCTAAATGTAATAGCAATCTAGAATCACCATCGCCGTCTATGAAATTAAACGCTATAAAGCTATCAACTCTATCATTATTTGAATTATCAATTAAATTGATATCAGCTATTGATCTACCGCCGCTAGTACTATGGTTAATTTCTAATACATCATTGTCAAAATCATCATGAGATATTTTTAAATAGCTATCTTTAATGTAAACAAAACCGTTGTCAACTTGGAATTCATTAGCATTGATATAAACCCGTTTGTCACTCCCAATTAAACCAGATATTGTTGGTGTTCCAACACCAACCTGTAGTAGATAATCTCCGGTCTGAGTTACAAGACTTGTCCCTATGGATATATTGTGATTGAAATTACCGGATACATTATTATTATATCCTATAATAGTATTGTAACTACCCTCTACGTTTCTAAATGTACCATAGCCTAAATATGTATTTCTACTACCGTATCTGTTTTCATTACCGGCGTAATAGCCAAGAGTTGTATTGTAGTCACCGGTCTCTATGTCATTCAATGACTCATAACCAAATGCAGTGTTGTAGTAGGCGGTTTGGGTTATTGGTCTTGCATTAGGTGTAATTCCACCAAACGTATTCCCCTTCTCGTCTGAGTAAATAAGACCGTCTTGAGGATCATCTTGACTCAGGAACATATTATGAACATTACCGCCATCGTCCATAAAGTAAAGGCTTTGCGTCTGACCGCCGAGAACATTCTCTTTTACATATATCTTACCGAAATTTGAAGATACCGATGGGTCTGAGGGCTGCTGCTTTAATGCTATTGTTCCACTGTTAATATTAGTGCTGGCAATAACTAATGGGTCGTGAATAGAGTGAGCCTCCACTCCAACAGAAATATTGTCTCTTACTTCTAAGTCGCCAGCAAGAATTTCCAAGTCACCATTAACAATTTCAACACTATTGTTAGAGTGGTGTATTTTAATAGTCTCTGTGTATTGATCTAAAGTATTATAAGTTCTAAAATATGAGCTATTGTCTGAAGGGTTGAAGGCTATCTCTAGACCAGAAGCAGGAGAATTACCATTAGATAGGATTTGTATGGTAGATTCATTTTCGCCAACCGAAGAGATTCTTAGATCAGCACCGCTCTGAGCGTGAATGTTCAAGATAGTTTCTGGCAAGAATCCATCTGAACCATCTGCGTAGCTTACGTTTGTGATACCTACTACGCCGCTACCCCGTTCTCCACTAGCCCTCATTACAACCAGAGATTCTAGATTTGGATTTATATTTCCAGAATCATAAACATGTAAAGAAAATCTATCTTTAGATTGATTGGTATAACCTAGTTCGTCTTTATGGTCATGGTATATAAGTCCAAATCCATGAGGTTCTTCCGAAACTCTAGAGCTATATTTTGTACCTACATCTATTCCAGACTGATTAGAGGCAAATGATACAATGTAATTGTCGTTAACTCCAGAGTCTCCAAGAAAACTTACGTCAACACCCGATAAATAAGCCAAATTAGCATCTAAATCTCTCTCGTAGCCGACATGAACCTTATCTGGAGAGTTTGTCGTAAGAAATATACCATGACAGCCACTCTGTTTTACTAGAGATAGTTTACCATCTCCAAGTATTCTATCTGTAGCAACATGTCTACCCGGAAGGGTTCTTATGCTTACATTCGACTCCCAGTGAGACCTAGAGTAGACAGAATCTTCCTCTAAGCAGTCTATATCAATTTCTGCGGATCTAAATATCCAACTATAATCTCTAATGTAGCTAGCGCCACTTGAATGAGCTATAAAGCCAGCTCCGTCAATACCGGCGTCATTTAAATAGCCGCAAACCTTACTTGCTTGCGACCAGTCGCCATCTGAACATAAGCCGCTTGAGCCAAGGTGTAGTGTTGTACATTCATATATACATTCTGTTAATGTATTATATTCTATATCATTTATAACAGCTCTACCACTAACCAGAATGTCATTGAAATACCCGTCCCATAGAAGATCTGTAGCCCCTAGACTGTATATGTTGTTGTTTTTTGGTACGATATTTCCATCTACAGTCATAAGTCCGCTATCGCCAGACGGACTATTTGTTCCTATTCCAATCTTCCCACCAGAAAAGTAAACTGTTTCATTTATAGAATTCCAATTTCTATTTGAATTACCTATATTAAATTGATAGTCAACAGATGGTGTTATGTCTCCAGATGTTTGCAAAACACCGTAAGAATCTAGATGTTTAACACCAATGCCAACCCTCAAGTTGTCCATCTCTCCGTAGATAAGTGGATTGGGACCATCGTCGTATTGCGTTTGACAACCAGAAGTCGCGTTGGGGTGAGCGCCTATGAATAGCTTATAATCATCATTTTCAGCAATGTAAAACCCAGCCCCGTAACCAAGAGCTACGTTAAAGTTTCCGTGTTTATTATCAGAAAGCGCATATGAGCCAATTGCAACATTGCTCTCACCTTGTATATTTGAAGAGAGTGTGGCTGTGCCGATTCCAATATTCCAGTTTCCATAAAGATTACATTCTAATGTATTGAAACCGATAGCAATATTATTTCCACCGTCATAGTTCTCTTTTAAGAGATCGTAGCCTATGGCGATATTATTAACGGAATTCCTGCCAGTGAAAAATAGCTTGTCAAAATTATCCTGACCTATAACAATAGTTCTGGAGTTTTCTGGATTAAGACCGGGATTTTCTTCTCTAAAGTTATTAGAGTATAGGTTTACTCCAGATAGTAAAGAGTTAACAGAATCTCCTAGATCTATGAACATAGTTCTTAGATCGGACGGAGAGATAGCCTGAGTATTCTGATCTGGAAATAAAGAATTAACCTGATCTAAATACTCTGTTTTAGATAAAATTGACATTTAACTACCTATTTAAAACTTATTTGTAGTGCTTCTGGATCAAACTTTAAATTATCCCCCATGTATACTATCCTTGGGTTGTTAAGAGCTGCTACCATTAGTAAATTTCCAGATCCGTAGTCGGGATGATCAGTTATGGCTATACCAGAAACCCACCCCCAGTCTTGAAGAGCTGTATCAAATGTTAAAGATCCAGAATTCCATATAACGCTGTTAACGCCACTTTCTCCAGCGTCCAGTGTCGAGACGTTAAAATTCCAAGAACTGTCTCCGAACGAGCTGGGATCACCGATATTGATTCTTCTGTAGCCAGTATCGACACCATTTACGCCGCTTGGTAGCTCTTGAAGCCATCCTCCGGTCTCGAAGTTTTTTGCATTTCCAGATTCTACCGGAACGCCACTACACAAGGCAATAGATAGGCCCGTGGGTTTTGGGAATGAACTGCCCCTAAATACGTGGTGCAGTAATCCAGATTCTAAATAATCAGACAAGGCTGCCATTTTAAACTCCTAAAAAAATAATCCTATAGATATCTACAGAGTATTATACACATTTCTAAAGCATATATAAAAAAAGGAAAGGCAACCAAAAGATTGCCTTCCCTATGTATTTATCTATTTAGTATAATTACTAGAACGAGCCTAAGATAACTCTACGGTTATCTAGAACGCCGAATCCTAGCTCGGCCCAACCGTACCAGCCAACTCTTTGTTGACGGTGTAGGGTAGGATCTTCGTGGATACTTACGGCTTGTTTCATTGGCATAACGAAGCTGTCGTTAGCACCCTGATCAAGACCAACTACCAACTCAAGGTCACTACCTTGAACTGCACCACCAAGACCGCTACTGAAGAATTCTTGGTACTCTTGACCTTCTCCGAGTTCATCTAGATCGTGAAGGCTTACACCAAAGATATTGGTGATAGGAGCGCCATCTCCACCTGCGTTGTAAATTTGGGTTCTGACGGCATCAGACACCTGATCAAATCCCCAGTTACGAACATCTTCGAGAGCTTCTGGAGAAACGTAAAGGTCGGTCAAACGGCCACGATCACCACTTCCGGTGTTACCACCAGCATTACGGCGCATAACAGTCTGCATCAAGCTAACAAGTCTCTTCGAGAACATACCAGCAGTTGCATCACCGTCATAAACCAAGATGTTACGATCAACACCAGCTGCGAGAAGGGTGTGCCATCCGTCGTCATTCATTTTCTTGACGAAGCCAGCTTCCAAAACTTGCATAGCGCGAGCGGTAATGTCCCAACGAGCTTCGCGAGCATAGCGAAGCAAGAAATCAATCGAGCTAGCGATTGAGTAGGTTGGAATCATGACGTAATCGCTCTCGACCGCACGCTCAGGAATACGTCCGTGTCCCGGATTGGTGTAAGCAACATGCTCACCCTCAAGTCCCGGAGCTAGAAGATCCAGTGGGTACTCGGTGCTTCCACCGGGTTCTACGTTGATTGTCTCAAAAATATTACCGAGAATATTTCCAAGAAGAACGCCTTTACGGAGAGGTAGTTCAAGAGCTTGAGCAAATTCTCTCTGAGCTGCAAGAGCAACGTCCATATTAGCATCGCCACATTTGCGAAGCATTGAAATAAATTCTTCGCTAGGTCTTTCTGTATATGACATTATATTTATCTCCTATTTATTTATTTAGGCAAGTGGAAGGTTAACGTAGACTTTGGCGTAGCCATCTGAGTCTTGCTGACTCATGAAACGACCGACCGCCTGTCCAGCTGTCGAAACATTGGTAAGATTACCAGCATTAGAAGCTGATGCGTAAGCGACTTCGCCGGGTACGATGGTAACAGCGTCAATGCTATTAGTAACAATCCAACCACGGGTCATGACAGTTACCTTGCCACCTTGCTGAATTTCATCTTTGTATTGGTTAAGATGAGTTCTAGTTAGGTCTTTGTTTACAACGTCATTTAGCAAAATACCAACTGGTACAGTGCCTGTCGTCGCAGCTGCATATTGAACAAGATTAGCACCCTGATCCATAGCTGCACCTGAAGCGTTAGCTGCGTCGATCAGAACAACGCCACCACGGGTTGCGGTACCAGCATTATAAAAAAAGCTGATATCTGTTGATTCTTCATATCTATCTGCTTTAAGAGCCATAGTTTTATTCTCCTATTAAAATTACTTAGTTGAAAGTACGTTCTTAGAAAGCCAGTCAGAAATACTAGCTCTAGTGGATTCTATCTCATCTTCTCCGGGAACAGTTTCAATAAGAGTTGCCTCGGAAGTTTCTAGGTCTTCAAGAAGTTCTGGGGTAGCTTCAGCTTCAGCTTGCTCGTCGTCAGCTTTAGCTTCCTTTTCCTTCTTCTTTTTTTCGATTGCTTCCTTCATTTCAGGAGGCATACCAGCTTCTGCTTCTTTGTCTTTTTTGACTTTCTCTTTCTTGCCATACATAGCGACAACAGAATCAAACGCTTCGTCAGCAAGCCCGTCAAATGCAGCTAGTGCATCTTCTACGTCTTCTGCTTCAAATCCAGCTTCTACAAGAGCAGCTTTACGCTTCTCCATCTTTTCTTTCTTCTTCATCTCTTCTACATGCTCCTTAGCAGATGCCAAGTCTTGTTGAGATTTAGCAAGAGCATCTTCCAATTCTGCAACACGAGCTTGAGTACTCTTGATGCTTTCTTCTAGTTCAGCAATGCTGCTATCTTTAGCTTCAATGTCAGCTTCAAAAGCCTCGACTTTGGAAGCAAACTCTTTATCTTTTGCTTCTTCAATTTTAGCTTTAATCGCATCGTTTTCCGCTTTAGCAGTAACAAGTTCAGCGCGAACTTCTTCTAGCTGCTTTTCTAGCAAGTTATCAGACATATTAAATTCTCCTATGTCGAAGTTAGAGTTATCATCTAAATTAAATGCTACACTGTTTAAAATTACACTTCTTGGGTTGGCGGGCTTAGAGACCAAGCCTTTACCAGAGAAAGAGATATTTTTCAGCGCTCTGCCTATCTTATATCCTTCGTACTCTCCATTCCCACCGTATGATCTAAGGTGTTTCGTAAGGAAGGCGGACTCTTCGTCTCTTGCTAAGATTTTTTTAACACCGTCTTCATTCGACAATGCATAATCAAATCCAGCAAATAAACATTCCATTGAAACATACCACTTTCCCTCTTCTATCTCGGAGATTATTTTCTCCATTCTTTCTCTATTTTCTTCACCAGTCCAACTATTGTAAAGAACAGCTTGAGTAATGATGTCAAAATCTTCAGGCATTTCAGAATCATCTGCAACGGCCTTTCCGTCTTTAGTTAAAACATAACTACCAGTAATATGTCCGATGATATCGTTTTCATCGTGCATAAAATTAAACTGTTTATCTTCTGGTGTATTTCTTGCTGCCCAAGTTGCCTCTGGCATGAACACGTCATCATTCTTATTCCAACCACAAGAAACCAGTACAGATTCTAAATAATATAGATCTATTTGATCTTTGTTTTCTGCAACAATTTTCTGAGCGGCGTGTACAACATCAGCTTCAGTTACATTTGTTTTTACTGATGCCTCAGAGCAATATGCAACACTGGCGGTACTCTTAACGAGTTCGCCAATACCATCGTTTATTTCATGTTGATATATTTTTATTGTCATAGTTCACCTCTAAAGATAATATACACAAAAAAATAATTTTTTTTATAAAAGCACCGATTAACTACCCAGAGAGTACTCTATAAATGCGGAAATTGCACGTCTTTTGTAATCTTCTAAGTTCATCTTTTCTGGGTTAATATTTTGAGATTTTAAAGAATTCCTCAAAGAATTTGGGGTGGCAACTTTACGATTTATACAATTTACTATTTCTTCTTCGCTACATTCACCTAAGAGTTTTATGTTAGATAGAATGTCTAGTTTTAGTTGTTCAATATCTTTCACTTCAGCTCTCGTTAACTGTCTCATGTTCTTTTTTCCCTGAGAAGATAAGTAAGCATTATTTATTAGCGCTGATATTGTTTCATATTTTTCGTTAGCCCAAACAATTAATTCTGCAACACCCGGTTTTGATTTAGGGGTTTCAGTTCTTTTTTTTCTTGGGCCTTCGTCTATCTTGTTTTGCGGCCTTCCATTCGGATTTACTGGTTTTTGTGACTCTTTCTTGACTTGTATCTTTTCATTTATTTCGCCTTGTTTTTCAATTTTTTCCATATCTTTTTGGTGATTTGGATTATGAAACGGGCTAGCTTTTTCTGGAAGATTTTCTTTATTTCTATCCTTATCTTCTCTTTTTAGCCTCATTTTTTCAACCTGTGGAATTTCTTTAAATCTTTCTAGGATTGTCTCATGGGATATGATGTCCCTGTCTGCAAGTTGTATTAGTAAATTTTTCTCAGATGATTCATCAGAAAGGCTCATTTGATCATAAACAATGTATGGAGATTTCCTAAAGCCCATAGCTTTTCTGACAATCTCACATTCTTTTTCCCAGAAGGCTGTTAATTGATCTCTTCCGTACTGAAGTCTCTCCACTAACGTTTTAAGGGATATGAAGTTATTGGTGAATCCACCGCTTTGACCGGCAATCCCAGTTAGTGTTGGAGGAACACCGAGGCCAGCATATATACTATTAAGAACTGACTGGTATTTTTCAGAGCCTAAGAACTTATAAACTTGCGACTGACTTTCTGTGAATTTTAGCTCTGGACCCCAAACCAAGTCCATAGTACCGCCCCCGACGTTACTCGCTAGAATGTCTCTTAATTTATTGATTGCAGATTTGTTTGGTAGTATTTTATAATCTAAATCACCCAAGGTCCATAGTCTTATATTAGAAATAGCACCATCTAATGCAGACATATCAGCGAGTCTCATCTTTTCTAGCATGATTATATCATCTAGAATCGCATAGATTAGAGGATTGGACCAGTTGTTCCAGTCGTCTTTTTTGTAAAACGAGACTGATAGCCTTTCTTTATCTAGGCTGATTTTTCTTTCGCCTTTTCTTATTTTTGACTGAATATCTGGAGGTAGTGAGTTTAGAATCTTCTCCGATACATTTCCATCTTTAAAGTTGTCAAGAAAAGTATTTACTGAAACTTCTAGGTCTCTCTTGCCCAAGAAAAGATTAATGTTTCCATCTTTCGCTTCTATAGTTAAGGGATTAAAAAAAGTATACCTCCAAGGTATAACATTCTTTTCAAAGTTAGGCACCTCCACGGTAATCTCAGAACCCATAGACTTTATATACTTTGCTATATCTGGAGTAATATTAGCAAAACTTCTATATGCAATTACTTGGCCTGTTCTGTATAGTGTATTTAGAAATCTTTCTGACCTCTCTTTACCGTTAACTTTTTTAAACCATTGTTGGTAGAATTTTTCTACACTTTTGTTTTCATGTACTATACTTACACCCTGACATCCAAAATCACCCATTAGATCAATGACATTGCGAACGATACCAACTTTATCGTAGGCATCCATGCACATTTTAATTATTCTCTTTTGTTTAGATGGCGGTCGCTCTTCCGGTCTAAATGCATAGTAATCTCTAAAGCTATGTCCCGGACGGACGCTTCTACTGCTTTCTATGTCTTTGAATTCTCTGTAGTGATTAGCTCTAGATACACCTGTGTAGTTTTCGCCAGCTTCAGCAAATTGAGCAAAAGCTTTTTCTTTACTAGAAGAGTCAGAGTCGCTCCAAGTTATAATAGATTTATCGTCTTTCATGAAATCTCCAAGATAATAGTGATTACTATTGGTATATAATACAATTACAATTGCATTACTATATTATACACAAATTAGTAGATATCTTTCATATTATCTGAAAACCATGCGGGACCATTGTATAATTTACTTGAGGGGTCTTTTTTCTTAGACTTTTCTGACATCGCAGCAAAGCCGCCGTAAAAAGTGTAGTCTTCTTTGTCGGGAGTTCTGGCGATTATTCTGGCTGCCATATTAGCCATAATTAACGCAGAGTAACGGTCTTTTCTCATCTTAGATTTCTTACCAGCTGCAACTATAACTTCTGGGGTATCCCACCTGTCTCTACCACTAGCAGTCTGAGTCATCTGTATCATAGATAATTCATCTTTTAATTCTTCAATGTCTAGAACGCAGTCTTCAAGGGTGTCAAACATTCTGCCTTTCATTTCGTCTTGTATGCTAGACATACTTACAGATATAGAATCGAACATCGGAAATAGAATTACTTTGTCTTCAAAGTCTTTTCTTAGCCCGTGATTTGCTTCTGCTAACCAATCGTATTTAGCAAATTGGCACATTTCTAGTATGTGTAAACCTCTTTGATCATCTGTGTCTTGGGGTTTATCTTCATCTATAACAGGCCATATAGCTATTTCGTCTTCTTTTATTTTGTCTTTGTCGTGCAATGACTCCATAACTGCTATACCTCCACCCTGAGCATCCATAGCAATATGTACACAAGGAAAGAGTTTCATTAAGTCTCTAATCTTTCTAGCGCAATATGCATAAAAATCAGTCTCTGTTGAATATCCTCTTTTTACTTTTTCTTTATGTTCAGATCTATTGGTAGTCCAACAGTATACAATTTTTCTATGATCGTCATTTAATTCTAAGACAATAATACTAAAGTTGTCAACCTCCGATGCGGGGTCAACACCAAATACGTATCTCTTATTTTTATCACCAATTAATTTTGCTTCAAAAATAATATCATTACCTTTAGAGTCTTTTATAGTTTCTTTATCGTCTACTACACATGACTCTATTAATGACCTCTTAAAGAAGCCCTCTGAGTCGCGTGTAAACACGGCACCGAACTCCATTTGGTAAATACCGGCGTGAACAGTCGCCTTCGATCTAGCGACCTGTGCGGAGTCCATAAAGCCATCTGGTAATAATTCATAGGGTATTCTCATTATAGAGTACTCAGTCCAGTCAAAATTTTCTGGAACGTCATCTCCACCGAAGACTTCTCTAAGCTTATTGTGATCTCCGCCACTTTTTATAATAGATTTCCACCTTTTCCAGTATGCTGCAAAGTGATTAAAGTCGTAGTATGCAGTTCCACTGAGGATAATTTGGTTGTCTTTATCTTCTACCTTATTTTCATCCTTGTCTTCTAGTTCTATTCCAAGCTCTCTCGCCTTCTTCTCTCTAGCAAGTCGTTTTACATTCTCGATGGGGTCTGAACTAACAGCGGCAAAACCAGCGACAACGGTCTCGAATATGTCTCGCGGAATAGATGCAAATTCGTCAGATATAATATCGTTGGCTCGTTGACCTCTAATCTTCTGGCCGTCACCAAGTGGTAGACAAGTAACCCTACTATCATTAATCCGCATGACACAACGATCCACGTCTCGTCTAGGGCCAGAATTACCATCGCACAAATCTCTTAAAATTGGAGAATTGTTCCATATAGTTTCCATGTATTCAAACAGAACCTTGGATTGTCTAAATGCAGCGCCGACGACAACCACTTTTCGTTTAGGTAGAAGTAATGCCCGTAGCATTGAATATAAAGAAAGCATGAATGACTTACCAAATCCACGACTCGCTATAAGCATTGGAAACTTTCTATTCCATAGCTCATGTAGTATAAGAGCTTGGGATGGTAATAATTGTATATTGAATATATGCTTGACAAGAAAAGAGAAATATTCTGGACGTGTCATTAGCCACGTTAACTTTAAGTGGTAGTCATCTTCTGATGAGTTTAGTATATCCATAGGGTTAATAATAGTCTTTTCATCAACATCTATTTTTAACCAAGCTTCATCTATTTGTTTTAGTTTTTTAGTCATTTATACAATCCGTCCACAAACCCATAATATACTGCTTCTTCAGCACTCATATACCAGTCTCCGTCTTTCATTTTTCTTTTTATAAAGGATTTTGTCTTAGATAAGTTATATTCTCTTTCTTTAAAATAATCTCCGTATTTATGGCATTTCTCCGCGTATATAGAAACCATAGTTTCTGCATTTTTCTTATCTACTATTGAATAGTTCTGTGCGCTAAGATAGTCTCCGGTCAAGTCGCTAGACCCATAGTGACACATGAATACGGAATTAGGGGTTAGTAGTCTCTTGTTTGCAGACTGTATTATGATAGACCCCATAGAGCATAGTTGAGAATATCCTATCATCGTGGTTTTACATTTACAGTTATTGATTGCGTCGTAAATACCCATGCCAGCATACCAACAACCACCCACTGTTTGTAGATAGATTGTTATGGGTTCTTTGCTTATATTTTTTAGAAAGTTTATATTTTTATAAAAATTCTGTAACATGCGGTGTTCTACACCAGCGCTTTCTCCTGAGTCGTCAAATTCATTTATATAAATCTCCCTATTCTTTACATCAATTCCATATGAATGAATCTCAGATATAACATCTCTGTTAATAGTCATGATTTTCGCCCTATAGTGTATTTTTCATTGATTCTTTTTAACAAACTGCTGGTTAAATGAAATGCTCCAGACTCTGAACCTGCAAATATAACATGTACGTCGTTAAATACAGCAAACTCCATTAAGCATCTTAGAATGTACTTTCCGGTTATTTTAACTTTACTCTTCAAGGCTTGAGGGATTTTAGCGCCCTCTGGAAATTTTAACACATCTTCCATAGAGAATTCACAAACAATGTATTTATGTTCATATTCTCTCATTCTTTCTACTTCATTATAAAAGGCGTATTTGCCCTTTCCTAGATTTAATGCTATTTCTGAAACACTAGCCTTTCTTTCTATGCAGACCTTATCTTCCATTCCCAGTATAGAGTAGTCGCCTGTGTCAAGCTTCTTTTGTACTGTACCATTACATGTATTGAACTTTTTAAAAAAATAACCTTGCTGCTCCCTAGTGTCTCTAACGACAGTATAAGGTGGGGTTTTTATATATTTATCCATTGTTTTTTCTCACTATACTTTGAAATAGACCTTGATAATGGTGTTCGTGGCCGGTTACTTTCTGATGGCAATATTTACACAGCGTTATTCCATTGTCAACTTCATATCTTAGTGTAGATGCATTAGCCCATTTTTGTATGTGATGAGCATTTAGGGGTCTTGTTCTAGAGCATCCCGGCATCTGACACTTAAACTTATCCCTTTTATATATATGAATTCTCCATCTTCTATATGTTTCATCGTCGTAGTTTCTTCTCATCTAGGACACTCCACCTTAATTATTCTAACGTCGTACATTATTTCTTTTACAAAGTTTATATTTTCTATTGAATGATCTTTTTTAAGGAGTATGTTTGTTAACCTATGAGTTGCATAGTAGCACGCTCCATCTGGATCTCTTGCTTCTATGAAAACTATAGGTTGTGATGAATTATATTCCTCTAGTGAGAACTTTTTAAGTCTGGCTATTACAGCAATCATGCATACATGAACTTTGTAAATTTTCATTGTATGTCATGTTGTACCATCATTTTGACCAAATCTCTGAATGAGTGCTTTGGAGTCCAACCTAGTTTTTCATTGGCTTTAGTGCAATCCCCTCGTAGGTAATCTACCTCTGCTGGTCTGTAGAATTCTGGGTCTTGTACAACTAGATCAGACCAGTCTTCAATACCTATCTCCCTAAACGCCACATCTAAGAATTCTCTAATGGTATGTGTGCGACCGGTACATATCACATAATCATCGGGACAGTCTTGCTGTAGCATCATCCACATCGCTTCACAATAGTCTCCTGCATATCCCCAATCTCTGAAGGCATCTAGATTACCTAAACGTAACTGAGGAAAGTCTGCTCTTTTACCACTTTTTACAAATTCTCCGATCCATTTTGTAATCTTTCTCGTTACAAATTTTTCTCCTCTACGTGGTCCTTCGTGATTAAACAGTATACCGGCGCTAGCATGTAGTCCATACCCTTCTCTATACAATCTAGTCATATAGTGAGCGGCACATTTAGCAATAGCATATGGGCTTTGAGGTAGGAATTTAGTGTCTTCGTTCTGGTATTTGCTTTCAGATGTCATACCAACCTCTATGTCATAGTTGCTACCAAACATCTCACTACTACTTGCTTGATAAAATCTAGTGTTAGTCATTCTTAGATCTACCAAGCCTTGCAATATATTCAAACATCCTTTACCTGTTATATCCCAAGTCAATCCCGGTTGATTAAAAGACACCGCGACATGAGATTGGGCGGCCAAGTTGTAGACTTCATCTACATTTCCGTGGTAAGATAATGAATTTATAACACTTGAAGGGTCTGTGATGTCTCCCTCAAGCAATTTAAATCTTTCATTACTACTTAGGTGTGAAATACGTGTCGTGTTATCAGTGCTGGTTCGCCTGCTAACTCCGTAAACATAATAGTCTTTGTCTAGTAGCAGGTCTGCTAAATGACTGCCGTCCTGTCCTGTAACACCAAAGATTATAGCCGTCTTCATATTTATTCCTTAATCGTGTCAGAGTTTAAAAATGGTTGATCTACTTGACCGTCTGTGTACTTGTGATACTCTCCTAATCTACCTCTCTCTTTAATCATTGCCAATCTCATCTTCTCCATTTCAACACCATATTGCTTAGTTATATCTGGGTTTGTCATTAAGAAGCCTATCCAGCCAATCAGACTTTGTTTGCTATCTTCTAGTCTTTTTACTCTCTGCTCTCTAGTTGCCTTCATCTCTTTAAGCATGGAGTTCTTCTTCGTTTGTAGCTCTCGGTAGTCTTTGTTGAGAGATTCCTGTGAAGCCCTCAGAGAAGCAACCTGACGCTCCATATTGAAAACCATGTCTACATCTTGCTGGTCTGGGTCTCTCGCTCTCTCAGCTTGTATCAGAGCCTCTAACGCAGATATCTGCTCTATGTTTGACTTATTATTTTTTAATGATCTATTCATGAGTAGTTCTAGCTTGATCAGATCGACAACTTGTAGTTCTTCTGTTGGTATAACGTCGTCGCGAAACTGTGAGATAATTCTAGCCCAGTGATATCTAAACAGTTTGAGTTCGTCGTCGGTGAACTGGTTTTTTATCTCTATCCAGTATGGCCTATTCTCTAGGTCAAAAGCTGCAATCTCTTCAGCAGAAGCTCCTTTTCCGAACTTCTTCTTAATGAATTTCTCTATACTTTCTGGGTCTCGGTCAAGATGTTTAGCTATGTCTGTATGGGAGTCTGTTTTTACATGCTCCTCAACATATTTAATCTCTTCCTTCGACAACCTGCCTTTTTTCATAACCGTTCTCCAGTAGGATTTCGTCAATAGTTTCCATTATCTGATCTTTGCTAAATTTAGATATGTAAATATTATTGATCAGTTTAAGGTAGTCCATCCTTAGAGCAGATGGTAGTTCTCTATCTATTAGGTTAGAGAGTTCGCTTGCATCAATCTTCTCATCATCAATGCTGTATTTTTCAGAATTATCTACGAGATTGTATTCATAGTCTAATTGAGCCGGTTGTAACACCTTGATTTTTGCTTCATTCTTAATATCTTCACCACTGACTATGAAAAAATTATCACGAATAAAATTTTTGAGTCTGTTGGAGAGATTGACACTTAGGAAGTTTTCCAACGGGCGATTTTCATCATATCGTTCAAGGGCTTCAATACATATTATGTAGGATTCTTGTTTTATGTCATTAATTGGATATCCGTAAAATACATATTTAGGAGCTATCCTGTCTATAACCCTTTTCATAGTGTCCATTACTTCATCGTAAGTATGGTTCTTAGGTATCTTCATCATTTCCCTCCCAATAAAAAGCACGCCACTTTTTCCCATCAAAGCCCTCGAAGCAGTTGTCTTCGTAGTTGTATCTTAGATACCCCTTCTTGGGTCGTATGTCTTCGTTATATTTTAGATGTACATACGGGGTGGATATACGGGCTTTATTGTTTGTAATATTTAGGTTTGTAGAATTAATGTCGAATGTTTTTTTGTTGTTAGATATAATCTCTGCTATAGACTTGGGTGGTATCATTTTCATTAATTCGTCTTGGTCTATAGACTGTATTTGATCATCTAGCCTGCCAAGAAGTGTATTGTTCTGTAGTTCTACTGGCGACGGAGTGAATTTGTCGGTAGAGCAGAATACGCTATTTTCGCTAGAGAGAATATATTTATAGTTGTCAGGAAGAAATTTTGTTAGAAAAAGCTCTTCTCCACTACCTAGCCTTATGTTTGGCACTTTTCCGTGACGAGCTTTATTTACCTGAGTGTATTCGCAGTCTGAGCAATCCTGATCACTGTGTTCAAAGCAGTATTCGCGAGAAAATATTAATTTCTTACCTTTTTTATGCAACTCTCCTATGCCAGTCTCCATATAATTAAACGTTTTTCCGTCAACGCCTATTTTATAGAGTTTGTAGAATAGGTTTTGTTCTGTAAAAAATTCTATTTCTTTGTTGGTATTTTTCCAGAAAGAAAGATCTTTATCAACCAGTAGTAGGTCGCTATCGACTTTCTCCACCGCGCTGTGTGTGAATACCACCTTCTTCTTTTTCATCTAGTAATTCCTGTAAAGATTTGTCCTTCTTGTTCATGTCCTGAGCAATCTGCTTATTCAATGAGGCTACAGACTTGCAAACAAGCTGTGATTCTAATTTCTTATCTATTTGTTTCATTTTTAGTTCTCCTTACATAATTATACACAGCGTAAGGTAAAATTTCTATTTTTTCCTGCCCTAACGGTGTAAATTTACTATAATATATTGGTATTACACCGGGATAACTAGATTTTGTAAGTATTTTATAACGCTGTCACGTAAAAAAATGTCCTGTTCGTGGCGCTTGGACGGCGAAAGCCAGATAAAAAATCTACTTCTGATGGTTAGGAGTTGGGCGTAGGTACTACCCATACCTACTACATTTGACAGATGACGGTCTTAGTAATAAGAAATTAAATAAGAATTTATTTAGTTGTGAGTTTAACACCTCTCACCCACACACTCAAGCAAGCATCTGGTTGGTGGCTCACTAATAGTTATCTTAAACCCTTCCGAGACTTGCTTGGTAGGGTAAAAGGTGGGGGTATGTATATAGGAGAAATAATGTTTTATAGTCAAATACGGCAAGATGAGGCCGCTAACTACATCATCAACGAAGACGCCGGTTATTTTCTTGACATTGGTGCTGGAACTAATTTCGAGACGAGCTGGAGACCTCTCGGATATCACAGCAACACACTGTTCTTGGAACAGTCTAGAGGTTGGAATGGTATTTGTATCGACTTAGAAGAAGAGTGGGTCGAGAGTAGCTCTAAGTTTCGTAGCTGTAACCTTCTACGTGCAGATTTGCTAAAAGAGAACATTAACGATATATTAAAAAGATATAACTGTCCTGATGTCATCGACTATATTTCCTTTGACGTTGATGCGGCACAGCATAAAGTTTTCAACGACTTTGATTTCAATAAGTATAAATTTAGGTTCATGACCATAGAGCATAATCTATATCTTTCTAGAGACAGCAAAAGTAACTTCGAGGTGGAGTGTCGTATCTGGAGACAAGTCCTTACGGACTTGGGATATAGGTTATTAATTGAAAATGTTATATTTGATGGTCACGGCCCCGTTGAGGACTGGTGGGTAGACGGCGAGCTTTTCGATAAGCACAAATACATCGCCGGAAAGAATGTCAACGCAAAACAAATAAATTTAGAGATCAGATGAAATCACCATGCATCAGACAGTGCGGGCTGAATGAATTTAACTTCTGTGAAGCCTGCGGAATGACCGTTAGAGACCTTAGAACTTGGGGGAGTGCAGATGACCAAAGAAGAGAAGAAATCATCAGTGAGAGTCGTATACGGGCCTCCAGTGTGCAAGCAATGCGGAACAAAGGTGTTCGAGATGACGAATAAACATTTCATTTGCGTAATGTGTAGAAGCAAAGAGCGCAAACCGAAGCATTAAGGGGCTAGTTTAGCTAATACATATACATATATTTGGTGATTGTGTTTGGACCACCCCGGCTTTTTAAGGGGAAATACACCCCATTAAATTTGAAGATAAAACCCCACCCTCTGTCAATAGCAAAAATGCAGAAAAAAGCAAAAAATATATTTCCGAAATAATCCTAGAATATGTCAACTGACCTATTGACTTTTGCCGATAAGTATGTATAATGGGAGACATACAAGAGACAACACTTTTTAAGGTAAACTAAGATGAATTTTGACTTCAACACAATCGACGCTCTTTACGACGCAGTTTTCGGATGCGAATACAATCCCGTAGGATGCACAATCGACCCCACTATTGTACCTGCTTCCGGCACAATCGAGATTACTTCCGACGATATGGAAATCGCTAAGATTGAGTGCGATATCGACGGACATTGCATCGACTTCGATTATTATTCTGCTTAAAATCGAAAATTGGTAAAGATTGCGTTTGACA